AGTAATTTCCTAACTCTGTTTGCTGCTACTGATTGAATATTTGCTGGATGTCCAGGAAAAGCGTATATATCATTACTACCTACAACTAGATGTTTACCGTCGTATTCAACAACAGCACCTGTAGTAATACAACCGTAGCTTTCTGTAACTTGAGTAAACCTAACAGGTAGCAGAGGATTATTAGTTAAAGACATGGAATGAATTGAACTATTTGTGTAAATGTACAAGCTACCTTGAATAGATTTCATTTCTTGAATTACGTTAGTATCAGACAAAGTAAACTCATCGGCAGTACTTGCTCCTGCAGCAAACGGGTTCCAGTTATTAGGAATAGCGCCTGTTACAGCAATGTCAGAAGTTCTTACAACACCTGATAATCTTCTAATAACGTCTCCAGAAACAGAGTCTATTTCAACTAAATCTCCGGCTACTAACAAGTTTCCAAAAGATCGTAACACTCCTGCTCTTACTTGAACTACGTTTCTAGAAATAATCTTAATACTTAATGGATCGTCTTGTACAAGCGAATCGATTGCAACAACAGTCGTATCTGAGGCTGCATCATTATATATCTCAAATTGATTTGAAGACATAGAGATTCCAGAAGTAGGTAAAGTACCTGGAACAAAGTCAGTACCGTTAGGAGTACCTGATCCGCTTGGCGTTCCTGTAACTACTGAATAGCTTGTTCCGTTAACGTCTACCTCAATATAATAATTAGCGAAATCTACTTTTTGACCTAAGTTAAACGTGACTCCCTGGTGAGTATCATAAATAATATTGATTGCTTCAATATCAATATTGTAAGAGTCCCAACCAGGCAACTCAGCAAACACAGGCACGTCATTCAAGACTGTATTGTTGATTGTATCTAAAATGTAATGAGGTCTATCAATACCGTTATTAATAATGATAGCAAATCCACCTGTAAAAGACGTATGGTGCCAAGACCCACGTGGACTAAACCCTTTATAGCCATCATCGTTGACTAAGGTTGGTGGAGTAACGTCTTTAAAATTACCTTCTTCGTCTTGCAAATAAACCCTATCAGCTATATGAACACCGTTACTGTTGTATACAGCCATAATAAAGATATAATAAGCAGAAAGCTCACCAAGATTCGGATTAGGCCAATACGCAAGGTATCTTGCAGGGCCAAAGGTCGTTCCAAACGCCGCGTATTCTGTTACAAGAACTGAGTCTTGGTCAGGAATAGCGTTCAATATAACTTCGCCAGTCATCTTAGACGCAGCGCTATCTCTAAATCTTACGTTACGAGCATCGCTGAACGCGTTAGGAGCAAGACCCGAAGGTGGAGCGTCTAATATTACACCAGCTGCGTCGAGCTGATTTATAGACACAAGTTCGTTAGCCATCATAAGCCTCCCATTTTCCGTCAGGACAACGTACTTGCTGCAGCTTTACTTTTAAAGACACAAAGCAGCCGCAGCGTTTACATTGGTTTGTTAGTTTAATATACTTGTCACATGACTTGCATATGTTAAATCTGTAATTCTCTATTTCTGGTGGAACAGTAGGAAGGTCTATTTTCATGCGCACTCTTTATGGCCAGTTGTCGGGTCGATAAAGCAAGCCTCTGCCTTTCCCGTTTCTTCAACCATTTCCGCAGTCTCGCCAGTACTCGTCTCTTCCTCTTCCACGGCTTGCATGATGCCGAACCTTTTTCCACCAAGTCTGAACGTCGTACATCCTTTCGCCCCGCCTTTCCAGGCATCCAAGTAAACCTGTTTAAACTCTTCATACGATACGTCTTCTCCTACATTGCAAGTCTTTGAACAAGCAGAATCAATGTAGTGTTGAGCTAAAAGCAAAACAGCTAAATGATCCTGAACTGAAATGTCATTTGCTGTTCTTCCTTTTATACCTCTAGCATACGCATAATCCTCCACTCTTTCTACAATAGGACCTTCAAACGTTTGAATTGTTCTATCATAATAGTGACTAAACACAGGTTCGATACCACCACTCACGTTATCAGCTACGATACTAATAGTACCAGTAGGTGCAATACTAGTTAGGTGGCTGTTGCGTATACCATATTCACGTATCTCCTTTTTAATAGATGCGGGTAAAGTACGAATAAAGTTAGACTTTAAATATTCTTCTCTGTATAGTGGGAATGGACCTTTTTCCTTAGCGAGTCTTGCTGAAGCTCTATAGCAGCTATCTCTGAGAGAAACAAAGACGGACTCTGCCCATTCCATAAATTCTTCTGAAGCATACTCGTATCCCAATAACTCGCCAGCATTGGCAAGCCCTGTAACTCCAAGTCCCATACGGCGTTTGTTCTTTGCTTCGTCTGATTGTTCTTTAAGCGGGTAAATCGTACGGTCAATAACGTTGTCCATTGCTCGTACAACTTCCGCAATATCTTTCTTAAATTTATTAAAGTCAAATGTAGAGTCTCCTACATACTTTGTTAAATTAAAACTTCCTAATAAACACGCTCCATACGGAGGCAAAGGTTGCTCACCACAAGGGTTGGTTGCAGATATAGTTTCACAATAGTGAAGGTTATTCATCTCCGCAATGCGGTCAATAAACAACACACCAGGTTCCGCCCAATCCCAAGTCGACGACATGATTTCTTCCCACAATGTTTTTGCAGAAATGATCTTGTGTTCGATACCATTGAAGCGCAATGTAAAAGAGTCGTCGCCATCATTTGTTAAGGCCTCCATAAACTCATCTGTTATACCTACACTAACATTAAAACCAGTAAGCTTGTCAGAATTACGTTTAGCAGCAACGAACTCCTCAATATCCGGATGGTCAACCCTAAGAACGCCCATCTGTGCACCTCGCCGATGTCCCGAACTCGCGATGGTTTGGCATACAGCATCAAATATGCCCATAAAACTAACCGGCCCCGACGACTGGCTATCAAGTGATTTAATCCTGTCACCACGTGGGCGGATTTTAGAGAAGTCATAACCGATACCACCTCCTCTACGCATAGTCTCAGCTGCTTCACTGGCTTTCTCCATTATACTATTCATACTGTCTTCAATTTCACCAGATACAAAACAGTTATAGGCAGTAGTGATACGATTAGATCCAATAGCGGCTTGAACTCTACCAGCAGGTAAAAATCTCATGTTGCCAAGAATATCTTCTAATTGGTATCTATGTTCTTCACCATCACTTAAGGCTTTTGCAATGCGCTTAATCTTTTCGTCAAACGTTTCGTTTTCTTGCCTATACTTCATCTTATCTATTTCTTGGGAGAGTGAGGTCTCCGGGCCTATGTATTCTATGTTGTGCATTTTAGCCTCTTCCTATTATAGTTTCGATCTGTAATAGGGGACACGAGACTAAATTGATTTCATTCTTTGGACAAGCCTCTCGGCTCTATTAGGAACTTGCCGATACCACTTACTATCTACCATTTCATCTGCTGCGGTGTTCCAATCACGGGCGTCTACACCACGTTTCATTCCTTTAAATTTAGATAGTCGTGGGTATCCAAGATTGAAGCACATATTTGCGATAATGAGCTGGGCTTCCTCTGGCAATTCATAAAAATCGGGATAGAGTTTTTCGCAGTCGTCAATTGTGATTTGTATATCCTGTTCGAACGCTTCAGCCACTCGATCGTCTGAGACAAATGTACCAACTGGCTCTCCAAACTCCGGATCTTCTTCCCGTACGAGATGGCCGATGCCAAAAGTAGGAAGGCCAAGATGATCGAGATAAATTTCATGTTTGACTCCTTCGTCAAGTTCAAGATCTGCTCTTAATTTATCTACATTCATTACTTAGTAATTCCTTTAAACTTCTCAAAACTTCTCATGCCACCGAGTCCTAACATACCTAATAGCACAGTCATTAAGGTATCCATATCAAACTCCGGAAGATCGGCCGGTATAGCAACGTCTAAAACGGACATTGCAAACATTGTACAAGGTAGTCCAAGAAAATGCCAAAACAAGGCTAAGCCGCAAGACCAACCAACAAACGGTCGCCAACCAGCTACAAACATATTTCTACTTTGTGCTTCTGCTTTGTTTATTTCAAGTTGTCCTTTAGCCAGCTCTTGCGCATGACGCTCAGCCATAGTAGCTAAGTCATGAGCTAATTTTGCCTTTTGATCTTTATCTTCTATAAACTTATCTAGTAAAGCGGTTGCAGGTCCAATAAGCGCTTGTATCATACTGCATCTCCTTTTGGTTTTACTTCGTGACAACGTGTTCCAGCTGGCTTGAATGGTGAGTCTATAATAGATAAATCATAAACCATTTCTGCAACACGATGCTTACACTCGTCAACAGTAACATAAGGGCCATAAGTGTCTGCCGCCTCTAAACATTGTTCGTTAATGTCACCGTTTATACATATTAATACTAGCGCCTCAAACATTGCATCCTCCTATTTTGAGATAATTAAAACAAGAATAAGAAACAACGCTACTAACGCGCTTACTACTACAGCACCGATTTTTACGTTTTCAATTAACTCTTCTTGTTTTAATAACGCTTCTTTCTTAGCTTGTTTTTCAGCCTCTTTTATTTGTTGTATCCTCTTTGCTCGTTCATCAACAATAGATTGCCAAGTTCCTGGACCAAATCTCATGTCAATCATAGTTCTCATTTCATTTATTTTTTCTTGAGCAAGCCTAGCATCTATAACCTCTTGTGCCACTGACTTCAGACCTAATTGGTCGCCAATACCTCCAACGCCAGATGATTTAGCCCGCTTTTGTTGTACTTGTTTTTCGCCCTCTAAAAGATTATCTACATGAGATGCTATCTCACCGATATCTTTGGCGGTATTGATTGCTGATTTAATGCCCTCAACAGCACTCTTTACCAAAGCTATTCCAGCCATGGTTTCAGCTATCATTTATATATATTTCAACCTCACATTTTCATCATTAAAGTAAGGGCAAGTCCAACAATTACTATCGTTGAACCCATAATCATCGCTTCAAGACGCCATAAGCGTTTATCTAACGATTCAAGTTTTTCTTGTACTGCGCCGTATCTTATAGCGCATTCGCGTTCGTGGGCCTCCAGTTCCTTTTGAACGGCTTCAGCTTCTAAAGTCATGTTAACCTCCAAAGGAAACCCAAGAGACCATGAAGATCTCTTGAGTTTATTATTATTACCGTTAAGCTTGTGATTCAGACCAAGATATTCTTGACGTAATGTTAAACGGATTTGTATTGCTAACTGTAGACGGATCTTCAGATAGTTTTGCAACTACCGTTAAAACGTCTGGCCCGTCTGGAAATACGTTATCACCGCCAAGTATAGAGTTACCTAGCGTAGTAGTTCCAATAAGACTTTGATCAGTAACCAACGCGCTACGTCCTGTAGTACCAACACCACCTTGCGCTCTAAACTCAAATATATCAATACCACCACTAATTGTATCTTGGTTAGTATGATAAACAAGTTGACTTAAGCTTGGGTTTTGTACTCGTTCCCACGCAGTATTAGTAGTAAGACCATTAAGTCTTAGAGTTATTTCTGCGTTGTGTGTAGATAGAATACCTACCGAGTTCAAAATTAATTGCATACGGTTAATAATCTCTCTTTCACCTAAGAAACCAGGAGTATTTGTATCTACCGAGGGAGCTAATCGAATACTAATTAATGGTACATCGTAAACAACAGGCGCACCAGTAGTTGCTACAGTAACAGTATAGTTACTTACAGTTCCTGCGGTTCCTGTTGGTGATTGATTAATTAGCATTAAGCTCCTAACATCTTCAGTACTTGATGCACTAGCACTTCCATATCTTGTTCTTAAACTAACTTGATAAGGCTGATTAGGTAATCCAAAGTACGAATAAGGATTACGCGTATATGTGTTACTATTTACACTTGCTCCAGCAATTATCTTGTTAGCCGGAACAGAGTTATATAAGAAGCTCGGAGTCTCGATTAACAACGCTCTACCCATATTATACCATCTATTATTAAAGAAATAATAGTAATCGCTTTGGGTTTCTGCTCTTGCCGATACAGTAACGGTTGAGCTGCCAGTTAACTGAATATTATTACTAGCTGCAGTAAAGACATAAGCATTATCAGGATCAAACTTACCATCCATGATAACTGAAGTACCCCAGTGTGCTAGGGCTGGAACATAAGTTGGTGTACCTACATTCTCAATTTCATATCTAGCAGGCAAATTACCTGAACGTAAATATGCTTCGTTCTTATGGTTATTATGCACAAACTCGTGTACATAAACAACACGGCCTCTTTGGTCTTTAAACCCAAATCTTACTTTACCTGCACCATACCAGCTATAATCAATATAAGCCATTTGAATACGGTGTGGTCTTAAGTAAAATCCTGTTGGACCAGTACCATCACAAGGATCAAGGTTCCAATCGCTTTGAGCTACTCTTGTAATTTCTGTTTTTGTAATAATAACGTTAGAATTACTTACACCTCTATAAGAAGGCATAATGTACATCAATGTATCACTAGCAATCTTAGTTATTACATGAGTTTGGCCTTTAATAACGATTTTATCGCCAACAACTACTTGCTTGGTATATTTAGTTCCTGTGCCAAGAATTTGACCACTTCTAAATGTAACAGCTGAAGTGCCGGTTAACTGAACTGTAGAACTTCTACGACAAGCATATAAAGTAGAGCCATCATATTCAAAGAACATACCGTTCTGATCATCAAATAATCCACAACGTAAAGCGCTATTACTCCAGCTTTGAACATAAAACTCAGGCAAACCGCCTGGGCCTGACGATGCATCAACAGTAGGCGCTCCTCCTTGCGTTACTTTGAATGTGTAATCATCAACGATACTATCAATCGGTTTTACCCCATTCCAATAGTTAGTTGGACTAGTAGTAGTTGCACCTGAAATAACTACGCTAAGCGTATCATCTAAACGATGAGGATAACGTGTAGTTATAGTACCTAGTTGTGTTACCGAATCATAAGTATAGTTTTCAATTTGAGTAGACGGACTAAAGTTTACTGCAAAAGAAACTTGAATACTTTTACCTGATTGATATCTAAAGTATCGTCTTGTTTGACGTATCATAGAACTGTCAGGGTTCTTTGACGGAATAAGATCTACGCCGCCATCATAAGGTCTATGCAAAGCAAAACCGTCGGCACGCATAAGCAATGAAGTACCAATAGCATAGTTTGCATCACTCAAAGAAACCGTAGCATTTTCAGTTAACTCTAAAGTTCCTGGACCTGTAACAGCCTTAATAATGCCTGTATGTACATCACCTAAATCATTATAGATTTTAAACGCTACAGTAGTACCAGCGTCTGACGCAACTGCAGCATTGGTCCCTGCTATTGCATTAGCTTCGCTAGTATGAATGGTAAAAGTAGTTGAGGTTAATACATTTACATAGTAAATATAACCATTAACCGTTCCTGCTGGAGGATCTACTGCATCCATAACAACCATATCGCCAGTAGTTAATCCATGTGCTGCTGTAGTATAAACCGCTGTTGAAGTGTTAACAGCAGTTACTGCTAAGCTAGTAGTTGAAGGATCTTGATATAGCGTAATTGAATCGCCAGTATTAAAGAACGAAGTAAAGTTAGTTCCTACACCAGTTACTTTATCATTTCCACTATCAACGTTTACAGTTCCTGCTCCTATTACTTCTCCAGAAATCGCTGAAGCAGTTAAAGTATGCGTTCCACCAAATTTAGATGTAATGGTAATATAGGTGTTAGTTAAAACATCTGCTGCGCTTGAAGCTAACCGAATCCAATTACGATCTATTTTAATAATAAAGTAATTACTTCCATTAGTTAAGCCACCCATGCTAGTTAAAGCAACGTCATGAGAGTAAGTCACTTCTTGGCCATTTACAAAGAAATGGTCTGGAAGATAGATAGCGTCTTGTTCTACCCAAACATTTGGCAAACCACTAAAGTTTACAGATCTATTATTAATCTGTGTATTAGCGGCCATAGTAAAGGTCGTATCGTCTACAATACTATCTATTGTATATACACCATCAGAAGAACCTACAGTACTCGCATTTAACGTTTGATTACCTGTTCCTGCCGTAAGAATGTCTACAGCAGTGGTTTTTCTAAACGTTCCTGATCCTGTTCTTGGATATCCAATGTAAATTAAGTCTGTAGCTACGTTATTAATAGCTCCTTCTCTAGTTTGATACAGTCTAATATAAGTACTAGCCTGATCTTTTACAAAGTAAAACTGGCCGTTTTGTAACCCAGGAACAGGCGTATCGCTAAGATACTGTACTCTATCTCCTGTATTAAAGTTGTGTACAGTAGAAGTAGTTGGTCCTGGATAAATATTAACGTTGCTACCGATAAATGTGTTATTTTGGTTGAACTCTACTGCATCTTCAGAAAAACCATCTATCGTAGTAGCTAATTGAAACTTGTCGTTTTCGGAATTAAACACATAATACGTAGTACCATCTGTTAATCCTTTTAACGGCAGATTCCCTGACCCTGCATCATAAGCAACAAGATCACCATCATTTAATCCATGATTTGTAGCATTTATATAATCACCTTCAGAATTATAAGAACTACGAGGAAGCCAATAGCTATAATAAGCAGAAGTAGTGTATGAGCTCGGAGTCGTGAGGACTAATGAAGTTGATGAAGCAAGGGTTCTAAATCCAATTCTATTTCCAACTATCTTATCGAGTATATAATACGCGCCGCTAGTTAAACCACCAGCAGTTCCTGAAGCAACATGATAAATATAGTCTCCTACAGTCCACTTGCTTGCGTCTCTACTAAGCATCGTCCATCTAGCAGGATTTAAAGATGCCTTGATTACTGCGCCTGTGGCTGTAGTGCTAGTAACATTTTTTACACTTCCATTTACTGTGCTTGAAAAGACTACTGTTTGGCCATTGTTAGTAACTTTCTTTGGATAGATTAAATAACTGCTATAATCATTTATCAAAAAGCTACTTGAAGTTCCAACACTAAATCCTGCAAACGTTGTATAGACAGGAAAATAAGCCTGTGAGCCACCAGTAGTTGCGCCGTCTAAAGGCTCAACAAAGTAAACCTCTTCTTTAGTATCACTAGCACCTAACGCTCCTGCTGTAGTGTAACAGCGAATAAGCGCTGATCGTGTTCTTCCACCATTAGTTCCAAACGCAGTAATTGCTAGTTTACCAGTAGTTAAGTCAGAGTTTGTATAGAATTCAATCGTAGTAGAATCAATAACTTTTATGTAATACCAACGACTGTCTGCTAGCGTATTTATAACTGCGTTACCGTATCCCATGAAATACGCATAAGTATCGCCATTAGTTATTCCATGAGGAGTAGCAAACGTAAGCTGGTTATTAGCAATTGTTGCGTCAATACCATCTGGCTTAAAATAAATAGCATCATCAGGAGTTATCCAATGGGCATCAAAAGGAGAGTAATTAAACCCTGCTTCAGTCGTTGCTTCGTCCATTGTTCGCCAATCAGACTCTTTAAATTGAAAAGCGTTACCTGTACTCAAATTTCCCCAAGATGTAAACTCTACTATATCATTATTTGCGGTATTCCCAGAGTTTTTAATATGAAAGCGATTAGGATAATCACTACCAATTTCTGATAATTCGTACATTTTGTTTACGGCTAAACCAACAGGATAAGTAGATTCATGCTCTATAACTACATAATCACCATCTTCAAAACCTGCATCTGGCAAATAAACACTAAACCCTTCATGTTGTCCTGCCCATGGTTTCATAGGTACTAGGACACCAGCAAAAGTAGTACTAGTAAAGGTTCTTACTGAACCACCATCTGTGTTTGAAAACTGCGTAGTAGTTGATCCACTAGACAAAGCATAACAAACATGACCGTTTCCAAAATCATCATAGTTGCTTAACAACTGTGCAGCAGTATAGCCAGCGCTTGCTTGAAAGTTTGAAACAGTGCTATAGGCTGCAATATATGGAGTATCTG